ACGGGCTTTGTATAGGATACAAAAATGGAAAATGAAGCAACACAGTCAATTATCGCCATGGGCATAGCATATGTGATAGTCGGTATTTTGCTAAGAGTGATTATTATACTGACTATGGTAATGATAGTACGATCTCTTGTCACTGACAAGAAGAAAAAGAAAAAAGTAACTCTTTCTATTAAAGATGAGCCTTCAAAACTATTTATTGGATACGTAGCAATGATAGCATTGTTTTATTATATTTGGGTAGATTTTGCTTACGGCTTTAAAGAGAACTTTAACTCACTAATATGGTTTGGCTTGTTTATAGTAGAGTTTGCATTAGTAATCCCTCATATAATGAATAAAATAATTCAAGCTATCAAGCCGAAAGAAAACAAAACAAAAGGAGCTTAAATTGGTCGAAGTTATTGGAGTTTTCCTGTTGTACGTTTTAATTAAAACTTATAATGGCAAAGACGATCAATAACTATAATGTTCTTAATAAGTAGAGTGGAAACACAATGTCTACAAAAAAGAAATAGTTAGGAAACAGAATGATGGCATCGGCAACGCTGTGCTTAGCGCTTAATATGTTCTTTGAGGCCCGTAATGAACCCCTAGAAGGACAACTTATGGTTGCAGAAGTAACTTTAAACAGGGTTGCTAGTGACCGTTATCCAGATACTATCTGTGAAGTTGTTTGGCAACCTAAACAGTTTAGTTGGACACACAAAGTAAAGCAGTACGACCCAACTCAAATGAGTTATCTTGATCGAGTTGCTTGGAGAGAAATTAAAGACATAGCAGGGTTTATTCTGCAAGACCCTAGCCAAGCCCTTCCTGGGATTGAAGCTACTCACTATCATGCAGACTACACAGAACCGTTCTGGGCAGCTGAGTTAGAGTACCTCGGTCAAGTTGGCACTCATGTCTTTTATGTAGAGTAGGAGTTAGTATGGAGACCTGTTGCGAAGAATTACTAAACGAGTATGAAGCTTTTGAGATTTTTCTCAATGACAAGTATCATGTAAAGACTTATCCTAACTGCGCAAGTAGTTTCGAGATTATTGACACAAAGGAGCCGACGATGAGCTATAAGAACCTCTACTCTGTATATGAAACAGACTGGCTTGAAATTACCTTTTCTGCTACTGCGGAACAGTGTGATTATGGAGTCGCACGGTCGCCCATCTGGTGGGAGATTGACGAGTCTTCCATTAACATGGAAGAGATTCGTATCTTTGATGAGGTCTTTTCAGAGCGTTCTTTTAAGGAACGGTTTGGAAAAGAATTTGCTTTGTTCTTGTACAACAAAACAAGCGAACACTTGCCTTCAGACATTGACGAGTGGACTGAGTAACTGAGAAACTTTACGCATCTATAATAGAAACCTTAAAGGAGACTCTCATGGGAGCTTTGACTTTGTTCGCTGCGTTTGTAGTAATTGCACCACTTCTGGCTATGCTAGCAGAAGTTTATGTTGTTTATAAAACTGAAACCAAATAAGCTAGGAGCTTGCAAAATGAAGACCATTTACAAACTGACTTGGAAGAACGAAGCTGGACAACCTTGTGGTAGCCGTAGCTTCCGTAATGAGAAAGACGCAGTTCAAACTGCAAATAAAATTCGCGGAATTGAAATTTTTCACGAAGTTAAAGTAACAGAGGAAGCTTGCTAGTGTCAAAGAATAAAATGGAAGACAACTCTTTCTCTGCTCTTGTTAAAGAGATTGACAAACTTTGGGGCCATACTTACGAAGACCTACCAGAAGAGTCTGAAGACGAAATTGAAAACACAACCGAAGAAAAGGAATAATCGTGCGTAACTTTAAGTCAATCCAAGAGTTGTTTCACGGTGCAAATTATGTTATCCAAGAAGGTCAACCGTATCGGTTTAAAATTAAAGTTGCAGGTTGGAACAATGCCGATCGTATTATTGCTGCAAGCCGTGTAATTAATGGTGAAGACATTAAACGAGTAGCTCGTGAGATTAATTGTTGCACACGGTCTATCCGCAATTGGATTAAAACTTTATACACTAACAACCCGCGCCTAGACGGTTAAATTTAATTCCTTACTCTCACCCCTTCGGGGGTGGGGGTTGTTTGTTCTTTCTTTTTTTTTTTCTAATAACAGGGTGCACTGCACAATACCTGTAAAGGAATAGTATGAAAACAGTACTAGAGAAACTAACAGAAGATCTAGAGTATCGACAGGCTCAACTTACAAATAGACAATCAGCGAGTTTCTTGATAGAACTACCTGCAAAAGAAATTATTGAATTTTCTTATTCTCACATTTTGAAAGGACTAGAGAGAGGCAGTACACTAGTAGACGTTGCTAGCAGTATTGGCAGGAGACTTCGACAAAAACTTCGACAAAAACCTAATAGCGTTTTAGACGTCCAAGGTGGTTGGTTTGTAATCATTAGCTACATCGAGCTAGGGATTATAAGCTACCGTAAAAAACACACTTACAGGAACGGTAGGAAAGACAAACACAGGTCTTACTTCCTTCATGCAAAAGACTGGCCTGCAATCAAGGAGTTGATGGACTTAATCGACACTGAAAAGTGTGACATGTTTCCTGTAAAAACCCCTGCTAAACCTTGGACTCAAGACGCTTACCACTCTGAAACAGGAATTAGTATAATCAAGAAAGGACATCAAACCGCTCTGAAACAGTTTGAAAATTCTGACATGTCCTATATGTTAGAAACGCTAAACAAGCTAAACAATACAGGTTGGCGGATTAACAAACCAGTATTTCAAGTCTATCAAGACTGTATGCACAGTGCAGAGAACCCTTTTAAATTTACAAAGGAAATCGACCCGATTAAAAAAGCTTCTCTGATCATTGAGGCAGAAGCTATCCAGAGGCTTGCAGAGCGACACTTAGACGGGCCTTTCTACCACTTGTATAACCTGGACTTCCGAGGCCGCATTTACCCTAACACTGCCTTCCTACACGAGCAGTCTAGTGACAACGCCAAGGGCATCTTAATGCTAGACGAACCAGTTCCGTTGGGAGAAGAAGGTCTTTTCTGGCTATGCGTACATACGGCTAACGCTTGGGGTAATGACAAGGTTAGTCTTGACGAACGTGTTGCTTGGGTTCAAGAGAACATGGACGATATCCTCTACTATGCTAATCACCCAATGACCTATACTAATTGGATGAAAGCAGACAAGCCGTTTTCTTTCTTGGCAGCTTGTATGGAGTTTGATCTTCTTTCTGATTGGCACGGCAATAGCTATGCTACAGAGGACTTCCCAAGTTGTTTGCCTGTCTACATTGATGGTTCTAACAACGGGGTCCAACACCTTGTTGCTATGTCTAAAGACGATGAGGTTGCACCGCTTGTAAACCTTGTTCCTCAAGACCTTCCTGGCGATGTTTACATGTTTATTGCAGATAAGGTTTGGCAAAACTTAGAGAAAATGCAAGACAAGCTTAGTCAAGAAACAATCGACAAGTTTGATGATGTCTTTACTACTGCAGTTGAACTTCAGAAAGAGTACTCTGAAGCGCCACCTAAGTCAGAGAGGAAGTCTGTAGCTTTTCAAAAAGCTCAGGCTTGGCGTAACCAAAACCGTGAACTTCGGGTAAAGCTTTTCCCTGTCTACTGGATGAGAATTCAAGATAAGAAAATCCAGCGAAAAACAGTAAAAAGAAATGTAATGACACTGGGTTAAAACTAGCCCAGTATAAACTGCTCTAATTCAGGGAAACTCTGGTCCCAGCTAGACAATCCTGAGCGAAGCTTAGATCTTTAGATCTTTGAACGTGCAACGACTATTATGTAGGACCAAGCGGTTCGAAACGGGCAGCTAAGCGTAAAGCTTAGAAGATATAGTCTGGTCTATATGGCGACATATAGCAGTAAAGCCTTACTAAGAAATACAGGAAAATTAACATGGAGTATATTTACTTCACAATAAACTTAATCAATTTTAAGTTTTATATAGGATTACATAAAAGCAAATTCTAAATAAGAAGCATACAGAGAATGCTAAATTGAAAATGTCAAAAAATCACTGGGATTGTTCTGGGAAAACCAACCCTGCTTCTGTTTCTATTTTCTATGATAATAAAACGTTTGATACTATCAACGATTTTGCCAAGTACTTAAGCGTTCATAGAAGGACAGCGAGTAAGATGATTAAAGATAGTAAGGCGATACGGCTAGAGAAATAGCGAACTCTAGTGAACACTACGTACGGCGGAACCTCCTACGGTATGGGCCAGCAGGTCATAGAGGACACAAGGGATATCTCCCCCTATCTAAGGGACAAAGAGCATCTCTGGGGTGCGCTCCTTGGCTCTCTTGTATATAACACCTGCTACGAGGAGCTAAAAGGCCCTGCTAGCCTGCTCAGAATGTTTCAAGAGCTTGCTGAGAGGGCTAACGAAAAGAAAGTCTACTTGTCGTGGAACTCTCCTGTAACTAACTTTCCTGTTGTCCAAGCTTATCGAAAACCAATCAACAAACGTACAGAGTTGAAGTACGGCGACGAGTTGTTAAAGGTTCAGATTCAAGTTTGGGAAGAAACAACAATTAACGAGAGTAAGCAGAAGACAGGTGCAGCCCCAAACATTGTTCATAGTCTTGATGCTGTTCACTTGGCAATGATTGTCCATGACGCTCCTTACATTGCGTCTGTTGTTCACGACTCTTTTGGCTGTCATGCTGGTAACATGGAACACATGTTCTATCATGTTCGTGAAAAGTTTGTAGAACTATATGAGAAAGAGCCTCTAGAAGACATTCTAGCGCAGCTCAACTCTCTTGACTTAACCCCTAAGAAAGGAAAACTAGATGTTTCAGACGTCATTCGATCCGACTTTGCCTTCGCCTAAAGAAGGTGATACTTTGTTTATTAAATCTATGAATGACTACGGCCAGTCTACTATGGTCATTACCTACGTGTTTGACGGGGGTTACGGTGGTACCGTTCGCTTCCCTAAACTTGGCGAAGGGGTTGAAGACGGGGAGTACGGTGAACTGTACGAAACTGACTTCCAACTGATTTATGCCGTTGAAACTGCTTAAAAAACGATACCTGACGTTAAAGAACAATACTGTTCCTAACATAACTTTACACATACCCAAAGGGGAAAATTATTATGGCTATTCTTAAGAACGTTGAACTGTGGTGGGCAAAAATAGATCCAAAAGCTCCTGTGAAAAATCAAGACGCTGATAAACCAGATTACTGGGATGTACAAGTCCGAACTACTGACAAAGCCTATGCTACTGCAATGATCAAAGAAAATATCAAGTTTAAGCCACTAAAGAGAATTGTTAAAGATGACAATGGCAATGCAATGGAAAACGAGCTTGGTGAAAAAGTTCGTGAAGTTGTAAAAGATGAAAATGGAAAGCCTTACTTCTTCGTTAACCTGCGTAAGAAAGTAACTAAGGTAGATGGTTCTGCACAACAACCTGTACAACTGGTTGCGGGAGATCTTTCAGCTATTAACCCTAAAGAAATGGGTAACGCTACTATTGGTAATGTTCGGGTGTTTCAATACGAATATACGTACCAAGGTAAGAAAGGGATTGCCAATATGCTTATGGCAATTCAAGTAACAAAGCTCATTAAGTATGAGCCAAAAGCACAAGAAGATGCTTTTGAGATTACTGAAATGGAAGTTGTTAAGATTGGTGACAACCAAACAATTGACAACAGTGATCTTGACGACGACATCGACTTTTAATTAAAAATTAAGGGGGGCTATAACAGCCTCCCTTTTTTAACAATTACGTCAACTATGGAGTAAGCTATGATTGTTACAAGAACAAGTCCTGTTACTGGAAAAGTAAACGAGAAAGATCTCCCTGTAACCTACTATCAGTTTATAGACTGGGAAAGTGGTGCTTTGGTTCAAGATGTTTTTCACAACTTGTCAGAAGACGATCGTGAATTCATCCTTACAGGTATGACACCTGAAGACTGGGACTACTTGTTTGGGGAAGAAGAAGGTGTATAATACAGAGGTTAAGTCTATTACTAAGTACGTCGAAAAAACAGGACCAGAGGGTCTGGCTCATGTCGCTTACTGTGTAATTGGTACTATCCGAACACGATTTATTCATGTTGAAGAGATTACTCACAGTATTAAAAAGCAAGGTGAAGCTTCCAAGCATGTCTGGGGCCACAAGATCGATGCGTACCGAACTATCAATGATAACAAGGAAAAGTGGTTTGAGTTGCTATTTAAAAACCGCCTTGATGAAGTTAACTCAATCAATCTAGTAGCTGAAACAAAAGGCATTGGGATTGCAAAGGCGGGGTTTCTCCTACAAATGCTTGGCTACAATACTGCTTGTCTTGATGTTCATAATCTTAACAAGCTAGGGATTTCTGATACCTACTTCAGAAACAATAAAAGAACTCAAGAGTACGTAACACTTGTGCAAAAACAAGGTGCAGAGTATTGGTGGAATACTTGGTGTAACTTCATTGCAGAGAAAGACGGCAAGAAGTGGTTTGGCTCTTCGGAAGAAGTTTCTAAAAGCCACGTAACAGCAATCAAAGGGTAAATAGTATGAAAATAGAAATCGTAAATTTCTTTCACACACCGGCTGACTGGAACGAACTACAAAACTGGCTTGACGGTTTGTACGGGTCTGAAAAAGCCGCAGCAACCACTGCTGCTTTAATGGCTTGGAACTTAGCGGCCAGTCTAACTAACAAAGAGGAAGTTTAAAGTATGCTTACGATTTATACAGCAGGTGCTATGGAACACATTTCAAAGGACGCCATGACAGGTTGGCGGCATAAAGTAGAAATAGATTTTCCTGATGCAAAGTTCCTTCATCCTACTCGCCGCGCACCTCTGCATGAACAAATGGAAAACCCTACTTTAGAAACTTTCAGCAAACTAAAGCGCATTGTTGCACAAGACTTGAAAGACATTCGTGAAGCAGACCTTATCCTTGCTAACTTAAGAGACAGCGAACCAGGAAAAAAGTGGGGGTCTGTTATGGAAGTCGCGCTTGCTTGGGAGTGGAATAAACCTATTATTGCTATAGTTGATAAAGACCAGTTTAAACATCCGTTTATTTATACAATGTGTACTGAAGTTCATTATACAGTAGAAGATGCAATCGAAGCTATAAAGGAGTACTTTTAATGGATCATCGTGAGACCTACTATGAGCTTTACTATGACAACTTTGTTTCTCTTACTTCAGGCTCTCTTGACAGTTTGTTAGAAGATGCAACCAACTTGAACTGGTATCCAGATCCAAGGCTTGTAACTATTTTCGAAGTGCAAGTTAAAGAAAAGCAGATAGACACTTTTAAAAGCAAAAGGGTAGAAATTTATGTTTGATCATCAACAAATCATAATTCCAATCAACGATGAAGAAGACCTTTCAATAGTCTCTATGCAAGGCGTAGTAGAAATAGCCGTCAGAGGCCCCGAGGGTGTTTATCATAATACTGTAATTCGCATTTCTAAAGAGAAAGATCTGCGAGACTTTATGAAAAAATGGTTTGGAGAATAAAATGGCTAGGTGGGTTTCAGAAGAAATGAGATTGTTTCACACAATCGAGAAAATGAGTACTTATAATGTCTATCATTGGTACTACAAAGGTATCTGTCAAGATTGGAACCCTAAGGATCTTAAGTGGGGCTATGTTGGTATTGCGCCTTACGAAGTTATACCTGAGCGTTATCGAATTGAGATTAAAGAGTGTGATCTGGGCCTTCGTTCTCGCGAACGAAAAGTTATTCAAATGCTCAAGAAGTTTCAACCTAAAAGCCTTATTGGGTTTCGTATTATAGGTGTCAATCTAAGTCGAAACGAGGCTCTTCAAATTGAAAAAGCTTTGCGACCAGAAGGTCATACTTGTCATCAAGATCAACGTATTTGGAATGAAGTCGCAGGGGGATAAAATGAAAGTTGCTGTTTACTGGAACTTACACAAAAAGCTTTTTTCAATACAGTCTCGTAAAAAAGAAAACTACGGTAAAGTAATCAACTACGTCAACTCCGTAGTAATTAACTCCCTTAACTTTGTCGTCAGACAATCAGGTAGAGAGAAAGTTTTGAAAGAAAACTCTAAAAACGTTCACGCCTTTGTTATTGGGACTTTAGAGTGGTTTTCAGAAAACAAGTTTAGGTTGAAAGGCGATCAGAAACTTGTGTATGATCCTTATAAGTATGAAGGATTTGTCATAGCTGACACTAAAGAACAAATCAGCAAAGCTTGGCGTGTCACCATGTCAACTTACAACAAACACCCTGTAATGGAGGTATTTCAATGAACACTGCCGTAAAACTTATGGACTGGAAACTACTAGATGATTTATTTGAAGAACGAGCAGCTATTATAGAGTATGACGCAGGTTACTCACGCTGGCAAGCTGAACAAGCTGCAGCACAAGGTTTTGGGTTTGCAAATAAAGCAGAACTAAAGTTTCATATTCAGAGTTTAAAAGCTAAGAGGTTTTCATGAGCTACTATATTTACACTGTGTTTACACCGTCTTTCCGAGAAGTAGCTTTAACAACTGATGATTTTCAAAAAGCCATAGACTGCTGGTCAGAAGGTGTGCTTGGAGAAAAAGAGTTTTCCACTTGGACCATTGTTGTAAAAGGAGAGTATGGTTTTAAACCAAAGTATCTTTATAGCAAAGCCTTGATTATGGATTGGGCAAATCAATTGTTTGTTAAGTTAGATTACAACCGTGTAGAAAGGCGAATTATGCTAGAAACTTTAGAACCTAAACTAGACAACAAAGAAGAAAAAGCTATCGACTTTCATGGCGACTTTAAGTCTATGACAGAAGAAGAACAAGACGCTATTATCAATCCAAAGCACTACAAGCTAATCCCGCCAGAGGCTTACGAAAAGTATCCAGACGGTATGGAGTACATGCACTTGATGGAGTATCTCTTGGCTCACCTTACCGGCCATCAGGCTCACACTATGGGCCACGTCTTTAAGTATTCTTGCCGAGTCGGTAAGAAAGATGACAGGCTACAAGATGCTACTAAGATTGCGTGGTATGCAAACCACATGGTTGATATTCTTAAAGCTAAACAAGAGTAAAGGGTCAAAGTAATGATAACTGAAGATACAATGTCGAACGTTATGCAAAAACTGATGTTTACAAACTCCGAAAAAGATCTCAATCGGTGTTTAGACTCTTTGCTAGATGCAGCGCACTACTTGGAAGAAACTTACAGGTTTGAGTCTAATGAGTTAGATGAAGTTGCAAGTAGTATACAGGACTGCATCGATCTTGTTGAAAGTGTTTTAAAGTTAGAAGGAAACTAATAGTATGCTTAAAAGCTTTGAACAGAAGTACGTAAGAAAAATGGCTAGGTTTTATCGAAAAACTTGGCCTGAACCTACCATTCATAAGGCTGTTTCACAAGCTATTATGGCTTACGAGATTTATCGTGAAGCTGAAGTTGAAATGATGTATGAAGAACAAATGAAAGGTTCTGATAATAGCATATGAGTATGAGTTTAACATGGAGGGGAGAAGCTTCAAGGAACTTTCAAACGCCTTAGATCATTAGGCGAAAATGTTTAATGAAGATCGTTTTCACGACGAGTACTCAGAGCAAATAGGCTATTTGCTGAATGAACTGTCAAAAACAATTAAGGAGACTAACAATGCCTAACTGGTGTATGAACCGCGTACAAGTTTTCGGAACACAAGAACAACTTAATGCTATTGAAAAGGCCTCTAACGAAAGCCGACTTCTAGAATACTTTGCTCCAATTGGTGAATGGGAATACGATAAAGCTTGTGATGCTTGGGGAACTAAGTGGGACGTTAGCAATGTTTCTTCGTATCTTGATGATGGCTACCTAGAGATCAATTTTGATACAGCTTGGGGGCCACCGTTAGAGGCTTACAAAACTGCTGAAGATAGGCTTGGTGTTATTATTGAAGCAGACTACTACGAGCCAGGAATGATGTTCATAGGTGATCGTGACGGAAGTTATGAATTAAACTTTGAAGAAGAAAACTGGGCTGACAACATCCCTGTAGAACTTGTTTCTGCTTGGGGTCTAGAAGACGAGTACGAAAACTACAAAGAAATGGAGTAACATGAAACTTGTTTTTGACATTGAAGCTGACAACTTGTTGCCGAACTTGACTAAGTTTCACTGTTTTGGTGCTATAGACGTTGATACAGGGGCGGAGTATTGGTTCCGCTCTAATCAACTTCAAGAGTTTCTTGACCTGTTAGACAGCGCAGAGATTATCATTGCCCATAATGCTTTTGGCTATGACGTTCCTGCTTTGACAAAACTAACAGGTTGGAAACCCAAAGCAACCGTGCAGTGTACTAAGGTGATGTCTCAGGTTCTAAAGTATAATCGTTTTGGTTTTGGTCACTCTTTGAAAAAGTGGGGTGAGTTCTTTAGAGACGAAAAAGGAGACTATACACGAGGGTTTGAAACCTTCAACGAAGACATGTTTAATTACATGAAGCAAGACGTTCGTTTGCTTAGGAAAGTTTATAACTATTTAGTAAATGAACTTAAGCACTACATCAAACTTTCCGGTTCTAAAAACATCCTCAAAGCCTTGCGCTTGGAAATGGAGCTAGACGCTATTATGGTTGAACAATGCCAAAATGGTTGGAAGTTTGACAAAGAAGGTGCTATTGCTCTTACTAAGACAATCGACGTAAAAATGAAAGAAATTGAAAACTTTGTAAATCCTTTGTTGCCAGGAAAAGCTAGCGTTGTTGATCCTAATACTATAGGGGCTTACAAAAGTTCTATTAATAAAGAAGACCTTCATCACATACCTCTGCTAATTGAAGAAATAACAAGGTTATCGAAAGAAGATATTCAAGAGAAAGAACCTACTACAAATAAAAGGTACGCTGTTGAGAAGAAACCGACTTACACAAAAACAGGAAAGCTTGTTAGCTACGTTCAGCGTTGGTTTGGGCTTTCTGACGGCATCACTATCGATACTTCTCCCGTTTGGGGTGCTTACTGCCGCGTGGAGTTTAGCGTTGGTGATATTGGTAACACTGATACGGTTAAGCGTTATCTTGAGTCTATTGGGTGGGAACCGGACGAGTGGAACTGGAAAAGAAGTAAAGAAGGTGAACTCAAAAAGGTCTCGGCGAAACTCTCAGACAGTTCGTTAGAACCTCTTGGAGAAGTCGGCCAAGCTCTTATGGAGTACTACACGCTTCGTTCTAGAAAGTCAATCTTAGAAGGTTGGTTCCCTTACATAGACGAAAACTCACGGCTTCACGGTGATGTGTTTAACATTGGTACCCCTACTTTTAGACAAACCCATAAAATTATCGCTAACTTGCCAGGAGCTTATGCTACTTTAGGTCACGAGTTTAGAAGCCTCTTTATAGCAGAAGAAGGCTATACCTTGGTTTCTGCTGACTCTGCTGCCTGTCAGTTAAGGCTTCTTGCTTACTACATGAACGACCCTAAGTTTACTGACACTGTTCTTAACGGGGATGTTCATCAAATGAATGCAGACATTTTAGACTGCACCCGACCACAAGCAAAAAGATTCATCTTTGCTTATCTTTACGGTGCGGGTGCCCAAAAGCTTAGCGGCTATATCGACAAAACTGTACCGCAAGCTAAAACTGCTATGAACCGATACAAGAAATCTTTACCAGCTCTTACCGCACTAACTGACAAAGTAAACTCTATGATCGAAACCCAAGGGTTTATTCCTGGGCTTGATGATCGTAAAATTATGCTTGATCCAAAAGAACGCCATAAAGCTTTGAACTATCTTATTCAAGGCGCAGAGGCAGTTGTTATGAAAGCCACCGTAGCAATGATTGATAAAGAGCTTAAGGCAGCTAATATTGACTTTAAGCACGTACTATTTTATCACGACGAGCATACAGTCGAGGTTCGTAAAGACCAAGCAGAGCAAGCAAAGGAAATTATTATGCGTTGTTTTGAAGAAGCACCTAAAAGATTTGGCGTAGATATTATGACCTGTGGCGATTGTAACATCGGGGACGATTACTATCAAGTTCACTAATTTAATCTTATATCTTAAGGAGAAACGACATGACCAAATTCAAAGTGGGCCAGAAGTGGCGGACACGGGGCGGGGATATTAGAACGATTGACCCGAAGTATCATCCAGATGAAACAGGACTTTATGTAGACGATGGGACTTACCGCTACTCTGATGGTTCTTTTTACGATGGTGAGACTAATAAAGAAGACCTCGTAATCCTGATCGAAGACGCCCTCGAAGATGGCCTGCACCCGTGCCTAGAGCGTCAGGTAAAGCTGGTGGTCAAGGAAGGCGTGTATGGGCCGTTTGTTGTCGGCAAGAAGTTGAACGGTTGTGTGTATGTTTATCTAAGCAAAAAAAACATCACACCAAACGATTTTGCCCAAGCTGCTGCCCTGTTCAAGGCGCTGGCAATGGCTACTGAGGGGGGGTTGGAATGATGGAATGGCAACCGATTGAGACAGCGCCGAGAGACATTGACATTCTCGTATGGTTCGACCACGAAGCAGACCCCTACCAAGACCCAAGCGACCAGAACAATCTGACAGACTACGCTGCTTTGGCGGAAGTCTTGGCCTTCCTCGACGGTTCGGGTGTGACCGTTGCAAAGTGGTATCCCCAGCAATGGGAAGCCCAAGACGAAGATGGTGACGGCTTTTGGTTGCCCTCTGGGTGGTTTTCTCGCGGTGATTTCCCGCACTACGAAACTGTATGCAACCCAACCCACTGGATGCTTTTACCTGAGCCGCCGGAAGCACAGGCCACTGAGGGGGGTGGAGTGATAGCTGACGCACCAGAACGGATATGGGCTTGGGTTTGGTATTTACCTTATCTATCAGGGCTCAATATGCGGCCAGACTGGAATAGTGATATGTATCCGGCAGATCAAAACGTGAAAGAATACATCCGCGCCGATCTTGTTGACGCCTCTGCGGTGCTGGGTCGCGACGAAATGATGCCACCACCTAAACCTAAAAAGGTAAACTAAAATGATTGAATATACAGTTAAAGTACACACTAATGGTGATAAGTTTTGGTACCTCAACGATAAGCTCCACCGTGAGGATGGACCCGCTGTTGAGTATAGTAATGGTGATAAGTCTTGGTACCTCAACGGTAAGCAACTAACAGAAGCAGAGCATAAAGCTGCTACTTCACCTAAGGTTACTTGTAATGGTAAAGAAGTGGTAATTGATGGTGTTACTTATGTACTAAGGGAGAGTAAATAAGATGATTGAATATACAGTTAAGGTATACCCTGAGGAGTATAAAGCTTGGTACTTGAATGGCAAGATTCACCGTGAGGATGGACCTGCTATCGAGTGGGCCAATGGTGATAAGTCTTGGCACTTGAATGGCATCCTTCACCGAGAAGATGGTCCTGCTATTGAGTGGGCTAATGGTGATAAGTATTGGTACCTTAACGGTAAGCAACACCGAGAAGAGGGCCCTGCTGTTGAGTTGGCCAAGGGTTATAAGTATTGGTGGATTAACGGTAAGCAACTAACAGAAGCAGAGCATAAAGCTGCTACTTCACCTAAGAAGAATCCCAGTTGTAATGGTAA